CAGGCTGACGCCGCAGACACGCAGGCCGCATCGGGCACGTTACCTGTATCCGCCCAAGCCGCCCAGGCCGACGCCGCAGACACGCAGGCCGCGTCAGGCACGCTGACTGTCGTCACCCAGGCCGCCCAGGCCGACGCCGCAGACACGCAGGCCGCGTCCGGCACGCTGACTGTCGTCGCCCAGGCCGCCCAGGCCGACGCCGCAGACGCTCAGGCCGCGTCCGGCACGCTGGCTGTCGTCACCCAGGCCGCTCAGACTGACGCCGCAGACACTCAGCTTACAAGCGGAGTTCTCGGAACCGGCATTGTTGCGGTGCAGGTGGACGCCACGGACACGCAATCCGCGTCGGTTGTTCCTAACCCGCCCATTGTCATTACGGCGGCACAAGTCAACGGCGCTGACGTTCAGCTTGCGTCCATTAACTTCAGATACAACACGCTGAACGCGGCATACTTGTACGCTGCGCAACAGGCTGCGCCGCAAAAGTTCTACGCTATATCGCCCCCGCCGCAAGAAAGCACAGCGGTCTATACGCAGTCTGGCGCGTTCACCGTTCCGTCGTATTCAAATTACTTCCTCGTAAGCGCAACGGCTGCGGGCGGTTCGCCCTACGGCGCGGCAGGACGGCAAACGTCACGGCAACAGTTGCCTGTTGTTGCTGGCGACGTGCTGACAGTAGCTATTTCGCCGAACGTCACCGTTCAGCGTGGGGGCCAAACACTACTGTCGTTGCTGGATGGTGCAGCGTATGCAAAAGGCACGCAAGGCGGCCTACCGCAAGACTCTGGAATTGTCGGGCTTGGCAGTGGGGTCGATCAGGGCGACCCGTTTCCAGCGGCGCTCGTTTTTATTTGGAGTTGATATGTCAACCTTCGACGACGCATTTACTGCCCTCATCGGCAACGAGGGGGGCTACAGCAACAACCCCGCCGACCCTGGCGGTGAGACGATGTGGGGCATCACGCAGCGCGTGGCGCGAGCGTATGGATACACGGGCGCGATGGAGGATTTGCCGTTGGAGACGGCGAAGGCTATCGCCAAGGCGAAATACTGGGACGCATACTCGTGCGATAACTTCGACCCGCGTATTGCATTCCAAGTGTTTGATGCGGCGTATAATGGCGGCCAGCCGGCCCTATGGCTACAAAAAGCAGTCGGCGTGCCGGAGGACGGCATCATTGGCCCTGTAACGATTGCCGCCGTGAACGCTGCCAACCCGTTGCAGGTCATCATGCGGTTCAACAGCTACCGGCTCAGTTACTTGACATCGCTTAGTTCGTGGCAGTTCTTTGGGCGCGGGTGGGCGAACCGGATTGCTCGCAATCTTTTACAAGGGGCGCAATGATGAATATCACATGGGCAGACGTTGGGCGAGCAGTGGGCAGCATCGCCCCGGCTCTTGGCACGGCGCTCGGTGGCCCTGCGGGCGCCGTAGTGGGCAGCTTGGTCGCTTCGGCGCTCGGGACGAACAATGACCCCGCGTCAGTAAACGCCGCCATCGCCGCAGATCCGACCAATGCGGCCAAAATCATCCAGCTTCAGGCGGAGCACGAAGAAGCCCTCGCCAAGATGAACCTGGAGTATGAGACTGCGGTCGTCAACGCCCAGGCAGGCGACATTCAGGCCGAAGCGAGGTCAGAGTCCTGGCTTGCGGCGAACTGGCGGCCCATCCTGATGTTGTCGTTTACGGCGATCATCGTCGTGAACTACCTTGTGCTGCCCGTTGCGCAGTGGTTTGGTGTGACCGAGCCTCCCTTGGTGCTACCGCCTGATATGTGGGCACTATTAAAAATCGGCGTAGGCGGGTATATTGTGGGCAGGTCTGGAGAAAAAATCGCACGGAGCTTGAAACCATGATGTCGCTCAAGGAACAAATCGACCGGGACACGATCCATCATTTTTCGTCGGGGGTCTACGCAAAGCAAATGCTCCTGCCGAAAGGAGCGATTGCGCTGACGCACAAGCACAAGTATGACCACTTGAGCATTCTGGCGCAGGGTGCGGTAGTGCTGGAGACGCCCGAAGGGCGGCAACTACTCCGCGCCCCGGTCGCCGTGACCATCCGCGCAGGGGTTGCCCACGGCATCATAGCGCTCGAAGATTCTGTTTGGTTTTGCATCCACGCCACGGACGAGACCGACCCCGCCAAGGTTGACGAAGTCGTCATCCAGAAATAATCGAACAAGGAGACTGACATGCCATTTGCCAGCATTATCGGCGCGGTTGCGGGGCCACTTATTGGGGACGCCCTGTTCGGCGGCAGTTCGTCTAACAGCCAAGGCGGATACCAAGGCGGGTCATACCTGCCCCCTAACCTGACTCAAGCGGCGAACGCCGAACTGGGTTTGATCCCGCAAATCAGCGCGAACAACCTCTACCAGCAGACGTTGCCAGCCGCGCAAAACGCCGTAAACGGAGCAATCTACAGCCCCTACTACGGCCAAGCACTCTCCGGTGCGCAGCAAGCGTCGCAGACCGGGATGTGGCAAGGCTCGCAGGCAGCCAACGCGGCGAACCAGCTTTACGGCCAAATGGGCCAGATTCCGTGGCTGCAAAACCAACTCGTCCAATCCGCGTTTGACCCACAGAGCCAGCTTTACAACTACCTACGCTCGCAGAACGCAAACCAAGTCAACGCAGACCTCGCTGCGCGAGGGTTGAACATGAGCGGGGCCGGGGCGCAGATTGCGGCGCAGCAGAACCAGTTATTCAACCAAAACTGGCAGAACGACCTACTGAACCGGCAACTAGCCGGGGTGCGCGGGGTTGGCGCACTCAATCAGTCTGCGGGGCAACTGGGATCGGTTGGGGCAAGCATCGGCACGCAAGGGGCGAATTTGATGGCCCAGTCTGCGGTGATGCCCTACCAGACGCAGCTCAATGCGGCAAACTCGCAGCTCGGGATGATGAACAGCCTTGGGCAAATGGGCCAGCAAGCCAACGTGCCGATCCAGCAGCAGATTGCTGACTACAACGCCTACCAAGGGCTTGGAGACCCAAGGTCGCAGCTTGGGCAGCAAGACCAACTTAACAAGGCGGCGCAAGGCTTTGGCGCTACGCTTGTCAAACCGATTAGTAACGCCGTTGGCGACGCAATCAAAAATTGGGGGTCGGGCGTGAGCGGAAGCAGCGGAAGCAGCGGAAGCGGCTTCTCGGGCGATCCCCTCGCCTACATGGGCTAAGGACGAAATATGAACATCGGCAGCTACTTGCGGTTTGGCAACATGCTGACAGGCGCATATAACGCCGATCAGAAAGATATTGCTAACCGGCAACGCCAGCAGCAGATCGACAACTTGCTGGCGACCAGCGCGCTGGCGCGTCAGATTGACAGCCAGAATTTCCGAGACCAGCAGACCGCCCTCGGTGGGTTAGGGGCGTTTTACCGAAACCTTACAAGCGACCCGCCGCCCCCTGAGACCATTGCCCCCGCTCCAACGCCAGGGCAAAACAGCGCGCGGCAGCCGCTTCCGCCAGTAGACACAGCGCAGTCGTTCCCCGTTCCGCCTCGAAGCATACAAACCGTGCAGCTACCGGGCGCAGAGTCAGTCCCTACGTTCGGCCCGAAGCAGCAGTTCGATCACATTTCGACCCCGGAGCAGGTCGCTGCTGCGGTTGACGCTAAGAAGATGAGTCCGAACGCTGCGGCGAGCATTTTGCTCGACATGGCGCGGCGCGGTGTGGGGCAAACGCCCGCGCCTGCGGCGTCGCCAGCCATGCCGCCCGCTCAGCAAGGCCAAGATGCTGATTCGCCGCTTTCGCCCGGAACTTATGGGCGCACGATGGCGCTCATTCAGAACAACCAGCCCCTTAACCTCGCTGCTCGGACTGCTGCGGACTTGCTCAAGGCGCACCCAAACATGAGCAACCGAGAGCTTGCCCTCACCATGAGCATGGTCAACCCGGTGATAACAAAGCAAGCCGACGCCGCGCTCCGCGATGCAAGATTGAGTGACACGGACTTTTTCAAGACCGTGAACGCGCTTTTGCAGCAGGACAGAAATCGACGTGCCGACGCATTGCTTCCGTCGCAGATTGATAAAAACGAATCGCAAGCAGCCAAAAATGCTGCTACGGCAGGTTACTATTCTGGTGGCAGCGGCGCTGGTGGCGGTGCTGCCCCGCAGGCGACCGATGCAGGTTATGACCTTGCGTTGGCTTACTTGAACGGAAAATTGGGGGCAACAGGTGGCCCTACCGGAGCAGCGCGGCAAAAGCAAGCGTTTGATCAGCTCAAGGAAATAGGGCTACGCCCCTCTGATGAAAAGCCGTATCAAAACGATTTGGCGGCGGCGCGTAGCGCACAAACGCAATTGACCCAACGCGCAACCACGTTGCAAGCAACGGCCGAAGCTATTGACACACAGCTAAGCCAAGCTGTTGCCCTCGCTAAGCAACTTAACTTGGACGGCCCCGTTACGTGGAACAGCGGCAAGCTCTACGTCGGCAACAAGGCAATACCCACGGATTCGCCAATCTATGAAGCGATTCAGAAGTACGACACTCTTGTAAAAGACGCCTCCCGCGAGGCTGGCGCACAGCAGATGTTTGGTAGAGCTACCGTCGCGGGCCTTAGACTCGCCGAGAAAGTTGTCGATGCAAACAAAGGCGCAGGGTTGGCCGGCGTGGTGCAGGGGCTAAAAGCCGGCGCTCAGGCGTCTGTTGAGGCGATAAACCACACTATCGCTGCAACACGAGTGATGCCAGAGTTACGCCTTATTTCGCGGGCGAGCAAACCTGAAGTAGCGGCACAGGCGCTTGGGTTTACCCCCATCAGCATGGACAAGCTGAAAGAGTATGCGAAACAGCACAAGATAACTGAAGATCAAGCGGCAATGGCGCTCAGCACGCAGCCCAACCATCCCTATTACGTTGTTGGCTACCCCTATGGACAATAACATCGACGTTAAAGACCTGCCACCCCCGCCTACCTGGATGACGGGCGGCAAACCGCCAGCGTCGCCACAAACGTCTAAAGGTTCTACTGACGTCGACGTTAAAGACCTGCCGCCCCCGCCTGCCTGGATGACGCAAACCACGAAGTCGAGCGGCAACCCAGTCGCGCCTGAACCGGAAACGCCGCAATCCGCAGGGCACAACTGGTTGGACACTGCAATACAAGGCGCTAAAGGCGTTGTAGGCGGCATGAACGTGCCCTTCTGGAACGCTGTAGGGTCAATCCCTATCCCGGCAGTGCAGCAATACGCGCAAAAAGAGGCGCAAACTGCGGGCAATTTGGGTTCGCCGACTGGACAGGCGCTCGGCCAAGGGACGACACAAGCCCTCACTATGCTGGCGCAACCTGAAATCAAGGGGGCCATGTGGATGCGAGCGGCAGGCCAAGCCGCTCTTAGCGGGTTGCAGTCTTACCTAACAGCGCCGCAAGGTGAGAAAACCAAGGCCGCCGAAGTTGGTGCAGCAGCCGGCGGCGTACTAAGCAGCGCCGGGGCAGGACTGGCCAAATGGTTAGGGGGAAAAGCAGCAACACCTGCCGCCGAACGTGCCATCCAAGAGGCTAAAGGGCAAGGCTACAAGATCATGCCGAGTGCGGCAACGGGCTTCGGCAAAAGTGCGCAGGAGCTTATCAACGCGGGGAAAGGTTCTGCCGCCGCGCACAACTACAACCTCTATGAGCAGACGCTCGCAGAGTTGGCTGGCATCCCCAAAGGCGTCAAAATCGATAGCGACTCTTTGGCGCAGGCAAACAGCGCCATCTCGAACGCATTTGCGTCAAAGCTCGCCGGAAAGACGGTCAAAATTCCAGCGACAACAGCGTCTGCTGTGCGCGGCTTGGTGGAAAAGCAGCCGGCTATTGCCGAAGAAGTTGTCGGGGCTACGGGGCTATCAAAAGCGTTCGAGGCCGCCGCGCACGGAGAGCCTATCCCTGCAAAAGATTGGTTCGCCATTGTGCGGCAGCTTAAAGCCATGCGCTACGCTCAGAAAGAACCGAATGTCCAGCGCCAGCTAAGCTCAGTCATCGACGCGCTAGAGCTACCTGTCCAGCAGTTTAGCCCCGACATTAACAAGGCGTACCGAAACTTTAACAACCAATACCGCGCCAATGCGTTGCTCCTTGATGCAACGGCCAACGACCTAAATTTTTTGCAGACCGGCAAGATCAACCCTGTCAAAGTGTGGGCAGCGGCGATGAACGACGCAAAATCTACAAGTGCGCAGGCAAAGACACTCATCACCGACGACCCGTTGACACAGACCGTGCGACGCGCTGCGCAGTTAGACCTTGTTCCACAAGCACGAGAGGCAGGCGACGCTGAAATGCTGAACTTGCTCCTGGCCGGCGCACATACGGCGGGTGCGCCAGTGCATTTGTCTTTGGGGTCTTTCAACGTTCTCCCAAAAATTGGCACTGCAATGGGGTTCGGCGCAGCCGGACGCGCATTGTATGGCTCGCCAATGGGACAAAGACTACTAGAATCGGGCCAGATGGTTGACCCCTTAACCGGGAAGCTCATTCAGGCAGGAAGCCGAGCGATGGTGTCTACCTTGCCCGGCGCACTTCCGTCCTTTTCTTCATACGATCCGTCACCTGCGCCTTCCCAATGAAAATTCTCGTCATCGACCCGTCGGCGTTGGCGCTCGACTTTTGCCTGCGCAGCATGGCCGAGGGCGCACAAGTCCGGTGGTTCATCCGCAACAAGCCCGATGGGTTAATCACCGTCGGGGATCATCTTGTCCAGAAAGTGCAGCATTGGGAGCAGCACATGAACTGGGCAGACTTGGTGTTCTTGCCCGACAATGCGGTCTACATGGCCGACTTGGACAAGTGGCGGCAGCGCGGGTATCCGATCTACGGGGCCAACAGCTTCACTGCGCAGTGGGAGCTAAACCGGCAGGTCGGCATGGATGTGCTCAAAGCGCATGGCGTGCCGCTCATCGAGGGCGAGACGTTCACCAGCTACGACAAGGCCATTGCCTACGTCAAGGCCAACATGGGGCGCTACGTTTCCAAGCCGTTCGGAGACGCAGACCGCAGCCTGTCCTACGTCAGCAAAGGGCCGGCAGATATGGTCTACATGCTGGAAAAGTGGAAAAAGACCGGCAGGCACGTCCCCGCGTTCATCATGCAGAAGTTCCAACCCGGCATCGAGATGGCCGTGGGCGCATGGGTCGGGCCTGCCGGGTTCGCAAGCCCTTGGTGCGAGAACTTCGAGCACAAGAAGCTGATGAACGACGACAAAGGTCCGAACACAGGGGAGATGGGCACCGTCGTCACTTACACCGAGAAGTCCAAACTGGCCGACAAAGTGCTCAAGCCGCTGGAGGAGTATCTGGTGCGCAGCGGGCACATTGGGTTCGTGGACGTTGCAGTCATCATTGACGACAAAGGCAATCCGTGGCCGCTAGAGTTTACGATGCGCCCAGGTTGGCCGATCTTCAACATTCAGCAGCAACTACACCGGAGCACAGCAAAATGGATGCTCGAAAGCCTAAACGGATCATCGATCTGGACGAACTTCTTGACGGGCCTGTCGGCGACGGGGGTCGTGCTGGCGATCCCGGACTTTCCTTACAACAAACTGAGCCGCAAAGAAGTGTCGGGCACGCCGATCTACAACCTGGACGCGGTGAGCAGCCACATCCACCCCTGCGAGCTGAAGGCGGCGAAGGTGCCAGTGGAGCGCGGGAACAAGATCGTGGAGGAAATGCACCTCGTGAGCGCCGGGACGTATCTACTCATCGCAGCGGCGGCAGCGCCGACAGTGGACGCAAGTCGGGAGCAAGCCTACAAAGCCTTGGACTCGTTGTCGGTGCCGAACTCCCCGATATATCGGACGGACATTGGCAAGCGCCTCAGCTCCCAGTTGCCCAAGTTGCAGAAGATGGGCTATGCAACGAGCCTGAAACTGTAAACAACGAGCAGACCAATCACCTCAACCGGATCGTCAACAAGGCGCTGCGCAAGATCGAGGACATTCTTGACCTCAACCCTGCGCCTTGGGACAACGACTATGCGCGGCTGCTATCCATCCAGAAGGACGCAGCCGCCAGCGCGATCAATATGGCGATCAAGGCCGACGAAAGCCGGTTCCGTGCGCAGTCGGACGCGGCTATTGCAGTGATCCTAGATGAAGTGCGCAGGCTCAAGGCCGGGCGCGCGCAAGCGGTGATTGAGAATCACGCCACTTGAGCTTCGTCCTCTTGCTTGAACTCGAAGCCGAGCCTATCAGTGTCGATTTCGAGGCATTGCGTCTGCCCTTGCGGGGGAACGCCCGTCATGCCCTTGGTCAGCGTCACCTTACGCAAGCCGCGCAAAACGCCGATCTTGCGCAGTTCGCGCTGCGCGTCAGCCCAGTCTAGCCGCCGCTGCAACGCATAGCGGCGCATGAGCGTGTAAGAGACATAGAGCGTGCGGCTAGGCGCTTCATAGCGCATGGTGTAGGGCGGCGTGGTGCGGATCAGGTCGAACACCACGTTCTGCATGTTGGTCTGCACGCAATGCGCGATGTTCTCGTTGATGAAGTCTGTAAGCGTTTGTGTCGCGTCTGACTCGTAGGCGCTGCGGTGCTCCCGTTCAGCCAGGATCAGTTCGCGGCCAAATTCCAGCACGGCGTTCGCATCGACGGGGATGCCGAGCGCGGCCTTCACGACGCGGGCCATCATGGCTGCGCCAGCGACCATGTTGACGCGGATGCGTTCTTCAGTCGGTGCCTGAATCGCCGCTTGCAGTGCGCTTTTGACTTTTTCCAGCCCCTGCGCGATCAAGTCTTTGTGGTCGACCAAGTATTGCGCCAGGACGTGTCCGGCAGATCCGGCGTTCGCCATCAGCAGGCGCTTCATCATGTCGCCATCCTGCAAGCGGGCGTTGGGCGGCAACACCACGCGCATTTCCAGCACGCGGAAAGCCTCCGGGATTGCGCCCAAATCCATTAGTTTTTCGATGATGGATGTGTTGCTGCTCGATGTGAGGATGGTGTGCCATTCCGGGGCCATCTCGCGCATGTGGCCCGAGCGGTCAAGCCGCCGCTTGTCCCGGCCTTCGGACACGTCGTAGGCGAGCACGGCGAGCTTTTGGCCGTCGAGTTTCGTCAGTTCTTCGGCCTGCACCGGAAGGTTGTGCATGATGGAGAGGAACGCCACCCGCGCGTTCTCGGTGTCCTGGGCCTTGCTGAACGCGGACTCTTGCGTCCCGAATACGCTCGTAATGGCGCTCTGCACAGTGGACTTGCCTTGCCCTGAAGGGCCGACCAGCGACAGGATGCCGCCACGCTCGCCCGACAGCTTCATCAACGGCGCGGCCAGCGAGCACATGAACGCGAAGGTCTGCTTGGGGCTGTCGCCGCACAGCAGGGGCAACACCGCCTCGCGCCACGCGTTCACGTCCCCGACCAGGGGCATATACCGCGCCAGTTGCGCAGCGTGCGGTTCCAGATGCACCAGCACCGGCACTTGGCCTGCGCGATAAAGCCGGTTGCCGACAAGGAAACTGCCGTCCGCTTGCCAGCCGAATTGTTTGTATGAGTCCGTCACTTTTTGCTCCCGCTCCAGTTTCTCTTTCGACGCAATCAGAAACGCCTTAACTCCAGTCGCACGCTTGCCGAACACGCTCACGCCGATGTTGTTCAGCGCCTGCTCGAACTCCCGGCTCAGTTGCGCCATCGTTAAGTGGTGCTTGGCCTCATGCGGGTTGAGCACTGTCACTTCGATGTATCGCTGCTCCTGCACGCCGGGGATGCGGATGACGTTCGTCACGGCAACCGGGTAGTGCAGCAGTGTGTCCCATGTCGCCTCGCCGCTTTCTTCGTCTTTTACCTTGACCTGCAAGGTGCCTGCATGAATGCGGTAGCCATCGGGGATGAACGGTGCCAGTGCCTTCCACTGCTCAACTTCTGGCGCTGGCTCAATGCCGCGCCGTTCTTTGCCACGAATGATTGCCAACACCTCAGCCTCGGGCAGCGGCGGCACGCACTTGGACTCGTTCAGCGCCAGCACTTCGGCCACCAAGTCATCGCCCTCAACGCCAGCCTTGATCTTGGCGTAGCAAGCTTGGCTCAGATAGTCGTTGCGCCCGCCGTGCGGGATGACGCCCAAGGCCGCCGCCAACATCCCCGTAGGTGCGTCCAGCGGGCTTTGCTGTCGCGGGGTTGCCTGCGCCTTGGCAAGCAGCTTCGCGGGCAGCATCGGCATATCGTCCAGCGACGGCGGCAGGCCGTTAATCCAACGGTATTGCCACGGCGTGCCTTCGTCGTCAACGACGACCGATGGAGGCAACACGTCCTGGCCGCCAGCGGCTCGCAGTTCAAACCCATGCTGGTGCAAGGCGACTGTGCGCATACCCTCTGGTGCGCGGAATAGCGCCTTCCAGCGGCGCGGCCTGCCGCTCGTCCAGACGGGGCACGCAGCGACGATTTGCTTGAGCGCATCGGGCGAGAGCCCCTGCGCAGCCCACCACGCCTTAAACAGCGTGGAGTCGTCAACATCAAGACAACAGGTGCCAGAAAGCGCATGGTTGACGCCCACATTGCCGCGTTCGAGACGCGCAACGTCCTCGCATCTTCGCTCCACCCACCCCTGCTCTCTCGGCCCTTTTTCGTCTCGCGGGATAGCGACAAGTGCTAACCCTAACCGTAGATAGTCTTGGATCATTTTGAAAGGGGAAAAGGATCGGGGCGGGGAGCCCCAATCCTATACTCGATCAGTCGCCGAGCAAAGCGTCCAGGTCAACTTTTTCAGCCACCCCCGTCTTGGCCTTGGAAAGCGGTGTCACCTTCTTCTCCGGCGCGGCGATAGGCGCTTCTTCCACCGCAGGAGCTTCCATCACGACCTCCCGAACGGGCGCAGCGACCATCGGCGCACCCATGCCAACCGCAGCCTTCGCGCCCTCGCTCTGACGCAGTTGCACCGCAGCGTGCAGTTCTTCCTCGGTCAACGGGCGCTTGATCGTAAAGATCACACGCGGGTAGTCGCTCTTAGCATCGAACGACGCATCGAACACCACACGCTCAAGGTCGATGTTCTGGCGAACAGCGTCCTTGACCGCATCGGCAAACGCCAGCATGTTCATGGGCGAGAGCCGCCACGCAAAAATTTGCGCGTCGGGATCGCCCACCAGCATGACGGCGATGCGCTTGGAGTCCTTGCACCGTTTGTTTTTCTTGCCCGACACCGGGTTGATGTCGCTGCCCCAAACGTTATGCGGGCAGTTTGCGCACGAGGGCGACTGCGGGTGCTCAACACCGTCGTTGGGGCGGATGCCGTTGTCCGAGGCGCAGTCCGGGGCGCGGGGTTCGCCGTCCGGGTCATACTTGCTCAGGTAGAACGTCTTGCTCTTGGCCGGGTTTGCAGCGATCAGCGCAAACTGGATGTTGAACGAGTTCAGCACATGCTCCTCGCCATCGAGCATACGCAAGCGCCAGCGTGCGCCCTTGATGCTGATCTCGGGGAACGTGCGGCCTTCGCCGGACATTCCGCTGATTACGTCAGCCGCAAGGCTAGACAGCCCTGCAACGGTCGGCAGGTTCGTGGTTTTAGTGGTCAGGTTACTCATGTTTCGCTCCTTTTCGCAGGCTCAATAAAACGGCGTAGCGCCGCGGCTCGACTCAGAACAATCCGAGTCTTTCTTCCGATGACGCGGCAATGCACCTCGTCACGGTTGATCTGTTCGACGCGCACCCGTCCTAGCGTGAGGGTGCGGATCACTGCTCCGACACGGAGAATCTCGCGCGGGTTCATTTGACACTCAGCACGGTCGTGCCGCTCACCTCAACGCCGGGGATGACCTCGCCGTCCTCGATCAGCCGCAAGGCTTCGGTTGAGTCGATCGACTGCTTGACCAGCGCGGGGTTGGACTCTGCAAACTGCGCGAAGGCGTTCCAGTCTGTCACCTTGACGTTGCGCCGCACGTAGGTCGTCACCAAGCCAGCATCAGTGCGTGCCGACTTCAACCCTTCCTCGGCCAGCTTTGCTTCAATCTGGCGACTCAGATCGTCAAGTATTGCGCTGTAGCTCTTGACGGCAGCATCTTTTTCCTCGCGGGCGCGTTTATACGCCGCGATCAAGTCGTTAAGTTCCATAGCTCTCTCCGTTTATCCACGCCATGACTAGGTTCTGTAGGGACTGGCGTGCTTGGTTCCTACTGTAAATTGCCCGCTCTAGGGCGTCAACAAAAATGTGTAAGATTCTCGTGTGAGATGTTTGCGAGGGCCGCTGGATGCGGGCGTTGGCCTGCACGTAGGCGTCCCCGCCGTCCGTGGGCGCATACCAAACGATCGTATTGGCCGCCGTGAGCGTCAGGCCGTGGCTCATGGTGCGCGGGTCAGCGACGATGATGCGCGGTTCGGGCTTCTTTTGGAAGTCTGCGAAAATCTGCGTGCGGTCGCTCAGGCTCGTCTCGCCCGACACTACGGCCACCGAGTAGTCGCCCTTGAGCGCGTCTGCAACCCGCTTGACGATGCTCTGAAACGGCGCGAACACAATGATCTTCCGGTCGCACTCGTCCACAATGTCGCGCAGCAGGGCCAGCCGGGGCGAAGCGTCCACGTCATGCGCCTGATGGTCTTTGTCATAGACCGCGCCAGCCAGAATCTGCAAAATCTTGATGCGCAGCGCCCCCTCATGCACCGCCGTAATCTCTGCGCCGTTATCGAGCGCCCACTGCATCTTTTTGCGTAGCTCATCGAGCGCCTTGCGCTGCGCAGGCGTCATCTCCGCTTTGCGATGCTCGTAGGTCGTCGGCGGCAAGTCGATGCAGTCATCGCGCCGGAACCGGATCGCGGGCTGCATGAACTCGCCGACGAGCTTCTCCGCGCTCGGGACCGGCTCCCACTTGAAGTTTGATACCTGCCGCATCACGGTGTTGCGGAATGCCCGGTAACTCAGCTTGGGCTTGTCGATCAGTGCCTGCTGGCCGTAGGCGTCGGTCGGCTCTTGTGGCGTTGGCGTGCCCGTATTCAGCCAGACCAGCGGGTTCGGCAACCCACGGATCAAGTCACGCAGGGCTTTCCATCGCGCAGTTGTCGGGTGCCGGTATTTGTGACTCTCGTCCACAATGATTAGCCACGACGTTTGCTTCGCCATGATCGCTTCGCGCACGGCGGGGATGGTCAACCCCTCATTGTTGATGATGTAGTAGTCCGCGTCATCCTCCAATGCTTCGAGCCGCTGCTTCACGCTTCCGTGCAGCACGCTCGACCGCCGACGCCCTGGGAAGTGCTCGCCAATCGCATCACGCCAGACACTGTAGACCGTGGTCAGCGGGGCGACGATCAGCACTTTCGTAACGACATTCAGCCCCAACAAGTAGTCGCTGGCCCACAGGTTGCCGAGCGTCTTACCCGTCCCTGGCTCGGACAGGTTATGGCAGCGCGGGTGCGTGGTCAGGAACCGCGCCATCTCGATCTGGTGTGCCATCGGTTTGTCAATCGACGGCGAGCGCGGCCAGTCGTAGCTCGTCTCGATGGGCGACTTGACTGGCAAGCCAATATGCGCGGCGGCGATCATCGCCAGCAGGTTGACGGGCGCGACCACAACATCCTTGACGACCCGCGCACCAGGAATCGCACGCGCAACCCGCTCAGGCTCGGACAGTCCGGGCCAGCCGACCACGTTATGCTTTGCACTGTAAGCTAATTGCATCCAACATCCCCCTTACGTCGTCCCCACTGTAAGCAACGGTTACATAGCCGTGCGCTTGCCGAATAGCGGCGACCTCACGCTCCTGGTTCGGCGTCAGCTTGCCGTTCGCACTTTTCGCTTCGACCGCAAAGAACGCGCCTTTGTAGCAACCGACAAAATCCGGTATCCCAGACCGCCCATAGCCGTTCATGGCGGGCATGAAATACCAGCACCCATACTCGGCCAAGACTTTCTTGACCTCGGCCTTCACTTTCGCTTCGGGCGTCATGGAAGGAGCATATACAACAAGAAAGAAACGACGGCGTAGGCAGCTAGGAACGCAATCCCGCCCACAGCAAGCGCAAAAAACTCGTCCACGTCAAGCCTCCTTCTTCGGGTAAAGCACGCACTTATTCGCACTGCACCAGTTGCAAAGCGGCGAGGGCTTGGGCGCCCATCGCTCGTCGGCCTCAATCTGCGCAATGATGCGGGCAATCTTGTCCTCGACGGCTTGCAGGTTGCATCGCTCATGCACCACTTCTGCGCCGACCTTGCCGTGCTTCAGGTAGACGTTGAACCCGGTCACTATCTCCACGGCAGGGAACGCTTTGAGGACAGCGAGCGCGTAGCAGTCGTGTTGCAGCGTGTCCTCATAGGGCTTGCCACTTTTCCAATCGCACACCACCGCACGCTTGCCGTCGTCGCTGATGAGCAGCACGTCCAGCTTCGCCACAAACCCCTTTGGCGGCTTTGTCACGGCGTAATCGAACTTGTCATCAAGGAAGATCGTCTGCTCGATCCGCGCGTTGTCGATGCGGTTGCGCACGCTGCTGATGCTTTCCTCGTAGATCGTCAGCGGCTCGGGGAGCGGCGTGCGCGTCTTGAGCGCAGTCTCGATGGCCTCGTGAATCTCAACGCCGCTCGACGCCTCTTTGCTCTGGTAGGGCAGCGTATCCCGCGCTTTGTATTTCCGGTAGAACTGCTGCGGGCACTTCAGGTAGCAGCTCAGGCTGGAGTAGGAGTAGATCATTCTCGCTGCTCCTTCACGCTCACCAGCTTCTCAAGGTAGTGCAGAGCCTTCTTCAAGTCTTGCAGACCGTCGCCCTTCCGGCCTGCGCGTGAGAGATACTTGATCGCGTTCCCGCGCAAAAAGCCTTCAAACTCGGCCTCGCTCATCCAAGATTCCATCGCCGCCCACGGTTGAACTGCCAGTTCCTTGTAGTGGTCGCCGCCGATCTGGTAGCTATCAGCAAGCCGGCTTTTGTTCGCGGTGTATACCGTCCCGGCGAAACGGCATGTGTCATGATGCCGTTCACCGTCTTTTGCTCCGCACTTCACACAATACAAACTGCTCATTTTGAATAGTTCCTTGCATATCCGCCTGCACAATTGAGCGGCACACCTTCCGCATAGCTCGGTGCCGCACGCATCACGCACTTCGCAAACTCGAACGCCTCGTCCGCCTCGCCTTCCCGCGCCAAAAAGACAATCTCATCGTGCGTCATAGTGACCACGCGATACTTGCTCCTGATGGCAAGCATCTGGTCGGCCACAATGTCGCGGGCGATGGCCTGAACGATGTTCTCAACCAGCGCCGCGCCGTAGAGTCTGCGCTTGTTCGCCCCCACACCATACTCATACCCATCCGGCGTCAAGCGTAGGCTAGGATAGCGCAGCACACGGCCAGACGGCAAGCGAAGTGTCTCGAACTCGGTCATGATGAGACGCATCCACTGGATGCGGTCGTCCTGCATCATCGCTCGCAGCATACCATCGGCACGCTTCCAAAGTCGCGTAATCGCGCCGTATGTGTTACGGTATGTAGCAACATACTGCTGCGCGTCCTCAAGAGTTGTGTCGGGCTGCTTGGTGACGATCTGCGCGTGGAGCTTGGCATGGCCGACCCCATAGCCAAGCCCCAAGATACAATTATGAACAATTATTGGCCCTTGATTCGTCATCACCATGAACCGGTTGTTCGGTCCGCAATTGAGCAAGTCGTAGACTGGCAAGTTCTCTTTCGAGGGCGAGGATTCTTTGTGATAAATCGTTCGCCTTTCTTCGGTTTGCAACGTTTTGCTTCCGAGTAACGAACCTGATATTCCCTGGCGCATAGGGGCCGTCAACGTCAATCCTGTCAAGCTCAAGCGTTGGATTGTCCCATCCAGGTACAGTCTGAACGTACCGGAGAAACGCTGCGCGATCCTCGCGCCATGCTGGATCAACGTAAATGCCCCTCCCACCATAACTGGGGAACGCTGCGCTCTTCGGATTGTGGCATCTACTAATGCACGACGACAATCTGCTAAGTAGCCGCGACCTATGCGCGTCGTCTGAAAGCGCGGCTTTATATTTCCACCATCGTTTCGCCCCCGCAGCGACTTTTGCGCACGCATTGCAGCGCGTTGAACGCCCTGCAAGAATGTTTTCACGGCTAACAATACCTTCCCACCCGCATGAGCACCGGCAAACAGGGTGCCACCCTGCCGCCCGCCCAGTGCGCGACCGATGCGGCTCAAACCGGAGCACGGTAAGCTCGCCAAATCGAGCGCCGACCGGAAAAGGCCACGGTTTGACTGGACCTCTGACCACTCCCGCCATCCAAGTCCCGTCAGGATTTCGTGGTCCTCCGTCGCGGCGATCCCGAAACGCCGGAGCGTCGGTTTGTATCCCTGAAATTGCAGCCCACTGTGTTTTACCCATGATTCACCATCCCATACCAAGTCCATAACCGAAACTTGAACTATAGGCTTCCACCCTTTGTCAGTCAAGACTTTAGTGTCGGCTGCCAAGCAGGTTTTCCCTACGAAGCGTTTGATCTCGTCAATCTCTTCCCCCGGCCATATCCGCTCCGCGAACTTGACGTAAACGTCCTCACCTGCGGCAAACTGCGCCAGCAAGTCATCCTGGCCAGCCAGCCACGCGAGCACGCGGGCCTCGATCTGGCTTGAGTCCACGACGACCAGCACATACCCGTCCGGGGCCGTCAAGCACTTGCGCAATGCCGAGCCTCGGTTCAGGTTCTGCATGTTCAAGCCGTCCGCGCCCGACCAGCGGCCCGTGTGTGCGCCGTAATATTTGAGCGGCACTGGCATCGACCCGCGCCCGCTTACACCAAGAAACTTCGTCGTCCGCCGTAGCTCTGAGACGCTCTTAGCGGCCAGCCGGCCTTGGATGAGCACAGCCGCACGCGGATCGGCTTTGAGCGCCAGCATGTCGGGATCATCCTTGCGCAGCGTCTCGGGAACCTGAACCCCACGCGCCGCGAGCACTGCGGCAAACTGCGGGTTGCTCATCAGCACGTCGAGGCTCACCCCGGATGCTGCGACAGCCGCGTCGCGCTGCGCCTCCAGCTCCGCCAGCCGCGCTTGAAGTAGCGCCGCGTCGATCGTCAACACTGGCTCAGTGAACATGCGCACTGTGCAGTCGATCAGCGCCAGCTCACGCTTGTAGCGAATTTCTGGCAGCTCCGACCGAAGGGCGGCATCGAGCGCGTGATGCAGCTTGCGCAGCAGCTCCACGTCCTGCCTGCAATACTCGGCCAACCGCGTCTCTAGCATGGGGTCGAGGTCGCGCACACCGAGGGTTTTTACCAGCGCGTCACCCTTCGCGCCCAAGCCATATCGCTCACTCAGCGCTGCCAGGGAATGCTTACCATGCACATCAGCTAGCCGCGCCATGCTCAGTGTGTCCACGATGCGCCGCGGCCTGACGTTGTAGTGCCAGGACAGGATTGCCATATCGAACGCAGCATTGTGGGCGCACCAATATGCGTGTGAAAATCTCTCCGCGAGTTGGAGCAAGGCCGTAGACGCCGACGGGCCGGACCGCCACCAGACAGAACCATCATCGATGCAATAGGCGAACCCATGCACCTTGAACCGCGCATCACGGATATATTCTTCCGTGGACATTTTCGACAAAGTGTAACTTTTGTCATAGTATGTTTCAAAGTCGATGTAGATTGTTGTCAATTGGCTCTCTCCGTGCGTTTACTATGGCAGGGCACGCGCTGTATAAGAAACGTAGCGTTCATTGTGCTTCCTCTGGAAATTTCGACAGCGCCGGTTGCGCCTCAGCCTTCGCGCTGTAGAACCCGCGCTCGTAACCTTCCCGGTATGCATCACGCAGCGCTATATGCACAAGGTTCGCAGGCCGAGGGGTTGGGAACCGTATCGTATAGGTTGACGCGCCGACCTCGTAAACGGCAATCCCGGCCTCATGCTTGGAGCCGCCGTCCCACTTGAATTTAACTGCGTCTTTCATGTTTCCTCCATTTATGCCGCCCATCGATACAGCGCCACGCGCCGGGTTCCGAGCGGCTTGATGACTTCAGCCACTTCGACCAGGCCAGCGCGGCGTAGGCGCAGCACGACGTTCGACACGCTGCGCACGGGTCGGCAAATTTCGGTTGCAATCTGCCGAATGCTGCGCGGCTCAGGCGCGTGCATCAGCAGATCGGCGACAAGGTAGACAGTTCGAGGGGTCATCGCTCGATCCTCTTCGGACACCACGTCGCGGCCACGATGTTAGCAAACCCTAGGTATTGCAGACACTTAAGCTCGTTACCATCGGCGCGAACCTTTGCGCGGAACGCATCCAGATCGCCCGAAAAGCACCCGGCCTCAACCCAGGGGCCGCCCTCGACGTTGAACGCGTAGACCGTTCGATTGCCGCTGCCAGCGCCGGACAGGGCCAGCAGCGGATAGCCCGGTTTTGCGCGTTTCCCACCGAAGAAACACCCACTGCCGAAGGTGCAACGCCCGCCGAAGCGGCAAGCCTTGCCGAAGCTGCAAGACCCGCCGAAGCTGCAAGACCCGCCGAATCTGCACCCAAACCCGAAGCTGCAAGACTTGCCGAAGATGCAAGACTTGCCGAAACTGCAATACTCCTCAAAGGCGCAAGCCGTGTCGAAGCTGCACCACTCTCCGAAACTGCAAGACGCGCCGAAACTGCAAGACTCGCCAAAACTGCAACGCCCGCCGAAGCTGCAATAATCGCCGAAGCTGACCCCACTACCGAAGTGGCACGCACCATCGAAGTTGCACCCACGGTCGAACTCGCATTCGCTGCCGAAGCTGCAACGCCTACCGAAATAGCACTCATCGCCGAAGCTGCAAGACTCGCCAAAACTGCAATCCTTGCCGAAACTGCATAAATAGCCGAAACCGCAAGACTTTCCGAAACTGCAAGACTCGCCAAAACTGCAAGACTCGCCAAAACTGCACTCGTCTCTAAAACTGCAACGCTTACCGAAACTGCAAGACTCATCAAAGCTGCAAGACTCGCCGAAGACGCAATACTCGCCGAAACTGCAATACTCGCCGAAGATGCAAGAATTACCGAAACAGCAATACTCGCCGAAACTGCAACGCTTACCAAGGTTGCAACGATCACCGAAGTTGCATTGCTCGCCGAATTTGCAATCCTCGCCAAAAGTACAAGACGCGCCGAAACTGCAAGACGCGCCGAAACTTTGTACTTGCGAGTAGTCGCCAGTCGGGCACTGCCGAACTCCGTCCACCATCGGCAGGGCGTCAAACTCTGCTTGCGTAAAAACTCTCATGGGTCGTTCCTCACGTAGTCAAGTCAAGAACAGCGAACAGCATCAAAACTGCCCACAGCGCCCACGCGATGCCGATGGCGATCTCGAATGCTGATAGCCGCTCGGGCCGGGGCAGGTCCGGGTACGGAGCCGGAGTCAAGTTGTCCAAGTCTGAGCACTTGCCGATGCCTGGGTACAGCCGCGCAGGGCAGCGGCGGCCTTGATGACAATCTCGATCACACATATCTGTTTCCCCACTTAGGATCAGCGCCTTCGAGCAGCAGGCCGCCATTTTTGCGTGCGGTGAGCCATGCCCGCAGCCAGCGGCGGCGCATAGCCGGGTCAGTCCATAGCCGCCGCGCCATGCGCCGCAGTTCGAGCAGGGCATAAGGGGTTGAGCGTTGACGCATGGCGGCACCTTAGGGGCGGAACGGCATGATGACGCCGAGGAACGCATCGCGGGACAGATGCACCAGCGCACCGCGCTCGCCGTTATGGTCGAGCTTGATGCGCCCGGGATACTTAGCGCCGAACGCCTTGTTGACCTGGGCAAAGAGGGACAGCAGGTCAACGTCAAACTGCGCCGCTTCGCCGCTCGTTTCAGCCGGGATGACTTTTGTATAGTCGGGGTACTTGCCATCGAGCGGGGTAAAGCCGAAGTCCTGGCCAGCGCCGGGGTTGATGATGCGGGCGGTATTCGCCTCGGGGTTAAAGGTCAAGTCGCCCCACTTCGCCGTTCCGCGCTTAGGCTTGAGTTGTTTCACCACGTCGGCTGGGATGATGACGCTGAACGTATGCTCGTTCTCAACCGCTTCAGTATACATACCGAGCGCATGGCTGTTCGTGGCAACGTAGACTGTTTTGTCGCGCTGAAAGTCAACGTAGATGCCGTTCAGGTAAAAACGAACGTCATTTTTAGCAGCCAGGGGCAGCAAGACGCGGACAACTTCGAGGTTGATGGTGTTTTCCATGATTTTCTCTCCTTGTTAAACAGTAGCGGGAAGCTTGTAATACGACATGCCGCGAAGCCGGGCGCAGTTGGCGCACCCTACGCAGTCAACGCATTTAGCGCAGTCTGCGCACGCTACGCAGTCAGCGCAGTTAATGCAGCCGGCGCATCTCGCGCAGTTGGTGCATCTCGCGCAGCCGGTGCAGCCGGTGCAGCCGGTGCAGCTTGCGCAGTCGAGGCACTCGGTGCAGCCGGTGCAGCTTGCGCAGTCGAGGCAGGCAATGCACCCGGCGCAGTCGATACAGTCTGCGCATCCAATGCAGTCAACACAGCCGGCGCATCCAGCGCAGTCGATGCAGCCGATGCAGTCAACACAGCCGGCCTCATCGAGCGCCTTGCAGCGGGCTTCGGCGTCGGCCTGGCTCGCGTCGCTCCATGAGCGGTTGCCACGCGGGGACACACTAGATTCATAACGCATGATGGCTCTCTCCTTGTTTGATGGTGCAGCGTGATGCTGCGGTGTGAACTATAAATGAAAATGTGCGGGATGCAAATTGATTTTTTCTATCGGGTTTAGGCGGTCGATTTCCTGGCGCGGTAGGCGGCCTGGGCACGGCGCAGCGCGGCCTTGCCCTTGTCAGACTGAGCATACCGAGCGCGGGCGGCCTTGCCTTTGTCAGACTGGGCATAGCGGGCGCGGGCGGCCTTGCCTTTCTCGCTCTGCAAGTATTGCTTGCGCGCGGCCCGGCCTTTCTCGCTCTGTAGGTATTGCTTGCGAGCGGCCTTGCGCTGCGCTTGCCATGCGTGGATGGAGCCATCGAGCCGGCGCAGGTGCTTTTCCCAGTAATACTCGGAGCGGGCCTCGACCGGCGCGGTCGGGTCGGGCGCATGGTATAGCGGGCCAGGGGCGGACGGCATCGGCGGCGGGGCGATCGGGGCGAGCTTAGGAAGCGCCGGGGCGGAGGGGGATGGCGGCGGCGCGTTGCGCTTGAGCGCGTCGATGCGGCGCACTAGACGCATAGCAATGCTCGCATCCTCGCGCATACGCAAGCGCATTGCGTCGGCTGCGGGTGAGCCTGCACACTTATACGCAAGGCTGCGAACAAGATCGACAGCATGACGGAGGCCAGCGCCGAGCGCCAGCGCAGTCGGGACGGACGCAACGGCGGGATGCAGGATGCAAGCGCGGTGTTCCGCGTCGGCGCGTGCGTAGAGCTTGAGCATTGCGCGATGCGCACGGCCAGCGGCCAGCACGTCGGGGCGGCGGTCTTTGCGCACGACAGATTTTGCTCGATCACGCGCATGACGCGCAGCATTGCGGCGGCGGGCGGCCTCGAGCATGGGGGAGAGTTTATCGGGTAGCATGGCAAGGATGGAGGGTAGATTTTTATAAGTAGTTGATTTTGCAGGGGAATTTAGGGTTTAGCGGGTAGATCAGCGCCCGGGGATAGGGGCGTGGGGCTTTACATGCCACTACTATAACATGCAGTGCTATATATTAACAATGTAATGCTAGTTTTTGTTAGTTTTTATAGTGGCTAGATAAATAAAGGTCAAAAACACTATGCAAATCAAGTACTTGCGATAGGTGGGGGGCTTCAAGCCGGTGGGCGCGTTTCCCGGCCGCCCGCTGCGCCGATCCCGGGCGATATAGGTAGAATGTAAAGCGATCCGGCCCTATCCTTTTTCTGTGTCTAGCAGGATAACGGGCAAAAATGATAAGCAAGTCAAACACTTAGCGGTTTCCGCACCAGAATGGTGCAGGATAGTAGATGCTGGCGCGCGCGCCGCTGCGCCGACTGCTCAAGGATTAAGCGGCCGATGTGAGTGCCCACTAACTTTTATCCCCTAACCGCGAGCAGCACGCCCATGAACACCCCGAGCATGACGGCGCCGGGGATTTCCCGGCCCCGGCTGGTGCGCGGTTCGGGCCTGTAGATTTCCCTGTAGCGATCGAGCGCTTTCGCCCCACGCACCATCTCGATGTTTGCGGTGTATTCAGACTCTCTCATGTTCAGCCCCTCAGAACTGCCGGAACAGGAACTTGTCGCCATCCGACCAAATGACGGTCGTGCGCTCGCTCAGGAACTTTTCGACCATCTCGCGCCGCGCTTCGTCGTCCTCACAGCCCGATGCGTCTAGGCCATAGTCGCTGATGATCTCGTCTACGCTTGACTCTTGGAAGTCGCAGCAAAGCGCGATTACGTCAAGCTCGATTTGCTCGCCGGTTTCTTCCTCAAGCTGCTCAAGGTACTCGAAGAGCGCCCGCAGCGCCTCGTCGCTGAATTGATTCCCGCGCCCGGCGCGGCGGAAGGCGTCGATGAAATCGAAAAAGGTGACGCGTTGGAACATGATGCTCTCTCTCTCTCCTGGGGCAGATTGATTACAGGGCGCGGACAATTTGAACTTCGCCGCTGGCTTTCAGGGAAGCGGCCAGGGCTGCGGCCTCTTCGACAGTGTTAGCGTGGATAAATCGCATCGTCTCCGACCGAGACCATCCGGGGTTATCCGCGCTCCGATAGTCTTTTGTGACCATCACTGTGGGGCGGCCGGCTGTGTCGGTGCCGTAGTAGGCGGCTTTGATTGTGGTGGTAGCAGTCATCGTTTACTCTCCTAGTTAGCATCGCGGTGTTGCGATGCCTGTATTATAACAAACGAGTTCACGACAAAGTCATTCCGTTGCAAACTTTTACACTTTTATTTTTTCTGGCGGGAAAGCAAGAAACGTGCCAGGATGTCGCAAGCAAGATGCGTGCCAGGTTACGAACGGTTGCAGGGGTTACATTCGGTTACAGTCTCGGGTAGCAAGAAACGTGCCAGGATTGGAACTCTGGAATCCACCCGGACGGACGGGGTGAAATTTTATAACTCCGGGGTGCCGCCCATTCCGCGTTCAAGTTTCAAAATTCCCCCGCGTTGCTACTACTTGCGGACGCTTGCGCCCGTCCAGCGCCTGCTTGCTCCCGCTTGCTCTCCGCCTACGGACGCTTACGCCCGTCAAGCACCCACACAATAAACGTGACTTGACAACGTTGCGCCGCTGCCGAATAATTCCGCCCAGCACGCAATGGTGCGTGCCCGTCACTAGGAGTAACTAAATGGACATTGACCCGATCTTGAGAACGCGAGACGTCATGCGGATCACGGGGCAGGCACGCTCAACTATTTATGACAAGCTCAGCCGCGGCGAATTTCCCAAGCCGGTGAAGCTCGGACAGCGGGCCATCGGCTGGTACACATCAGACATCGCCAAGTGGCTGGAATCGCTCAAAGGCGGGCCGAAACATGAGTGATGCTCATGCACATACGGGCGGCCCGGATTCCTCTGGCGCGGTCAAAATCATCATCGAGGTGAGCGAGGCCGGCGTGCTAAAAATCCATGCATCCGCTCCAGACGAGAGTGCAGTGGTCGTTGCACTGGCTACTGCACTGGCCGCCGTCAAAAATGTTGACAGCGAGCAGTTTTTGCACTAATCTACCCACACTCTCTCCTCCTCCCCCTGGAGCTTGCGGCCCACTTGTGGGCCGTCTTTTTATGTCTCAGACATCGCCTCTAGTCGAATTGATCGCGGAGTTGCAAGCAGACAAGCAGTTTGCACTCTCCTACATCTTTGCGCATCGGCATCCAGACGAGACGCCTGCGTTCCATAAGCAGATCGTTGCTGCGTGGGATGACCCGCACCCCCGCGTGCTCATCGAAGTGTTCCGAGGCGGCGGGAAATCAACGCTCGCAGAGGAATACCTCACGCTTGCTGCGCTGTTCCAAGAGGCGCAATACATCCTGCTTGTCGGCAACACATACAGCAGTGCGTGTGACCGGCTGGCGAGTATCAAGCATGAGCTAGAAAACAACGAGAAGATCGGCGCAATGTTCGGCTCGGTGCGCGGGGCGACGTGGACGGAGAACGACATCACCCTGTCCAACGGCGTGCGCGTGCAGGCGTTCGGTGCCGGACAGAGCGTGCGCGGGGCGAAGGAAGTGACGCGCAACATGCGCCCTGACCTGGTGCTGATCGACGATCTGGAGGATCGGGAGTCGGTGGCCACGCCAGAAGCGCGGCGCAAGGTGTGGCAGTGGTTCACTCGTGAGCTTGTCCCCGCGTGCGACCCCAAGGCGCGTATCCGCGTCAACGGCACGCCGCTGCACGAGAACTCCATGATTGAGGAACTCAAGCGCAATGCAAACTGGAAGTGCTTGAGCTTCCCCATCTACACCGGAGTAGAACCTGACCGGGTGCCCATGTGGCCTGCGCGGTTCTCGCTGGAGAAGATCAACGAGCTTTATGAGCAGTTCAGGACGGACGGCGACCTTGCGGGGTTCAGCCAGGAATACCTGCTCAAGCCTATGGACGCGGTAGCCAGCATCTTCGACCGCAACGACATTATCTACGCTGCGCCGTCCCCTGCGCATCTTTACATCCCGCGCATCTTGATCGTTGACCCGGCGCGGACGACAAACCGCTCCACAAGTGCGCGGACGGGCTACGTCGTGGGGTCGTGGGTTGGCAACGAGCTACACGTCCATGAGGCGGTCGGTGGGTTCCACACGCCGTCAGAGCAGATCGAGTATCTCTTCCGGCTCAACGATGCGCATCACCCGATGACGGTGGCCGTCGAAGAAGATGGCCTCAACCAGTGGCTCTTGCAGCCCATTCGGGCGGAAATGGTGCGCAGGGCGGACATCTTGCCGTTGCAGCCGGTCAAGGCCCCGCGTGACAAGATCAGCTTCATCAAGGGGTTGCAGCCGTTCTTCAGGGCGCATGAGGTCAAGTTTCTCAAGCCGCTGCCTGACCTTGAGGCGGAGCTTGCCAGTTTCCCCCTCGGGCGCGTCGATATTGTCAACGCGCTGGCCTACATGCTTAGGCTTCGGCCAGGGATGCCGGTCTACGCGGCGTTCAGTTCGGACCACATTCAGCACCGCGTGCCCAACGCCCGAGCAGACTGGTATGTGTTCGTGAACGCCACGCCGGGGATGCTATTTGCAACCCTCGCGTTTGTGCAGGACGGCCTGTTGAGCGTCGTCAAGGACTGGGTGATCGAGGGGTCGCTCGACGATAGCTTGCGGGCCGTGCTCATGTCCGTCAGCCACGAGATTCCCACAGGCAAGGTGCCGCAGATTGTGGTGCCGTATGACCGCACGCTCATCAACGACGCGTCGAACTTGCCCGCAACGCTTAAGCGGCTGCGGCTGCAATTCCGCACCGGGAAGCGGATTGTTGACGCACAGGAAAGCCTCGACTCGGCGTTGCGGCTCCGGCGTAACAATGCGCCTACATTCACCGTCAGCCCCGAGGCGACGTGGACGCTCAATGCTCTGGCTGGTGGATATTGCCGCGAAGCAGGGACAGCATCGTTCGCGGTGCGAGAAAACGTTTACAAACACGTTGCGCAGGCGTTAGAGTCTGGCTATGCGAGTTTGAGCGGTTACGCGCTGGACTCCGAGCGAGACGATCTCGTTTATAGTTACACCAGCACCGGGCGGCCTTACATTTCGATGCGACGGTAAATGCTTAAGCCGCCAGCCCCAATTACATTCTTGCATGGCCGATAAATGACTGAAGATGACCGCGATCTAGAGCAGGAGCAAGAACGAGATTACGTCACCAAAAAAGACGTGCTCGAACAAGCTAAAGAGGTCTACCGAGACGTGATCGAGGCATACCTTGCCCGCGAGGATCGTGATCGGGACATTGAGAAGTTTTGGGACATTTACAACTGCAAGCTGGGCGACGATCAGGCTTACGCTGGTAAGTCGAAGGTATTTGTGCCCATTGTGCGTGACGCGGTGGAAGCGCGGACGCTGCGGTTTAGCAACGCCCTCTTCCCGAGTAATGGGCGATACGTCGAGTGCATTTCCAGCACGCAAGATACGGCACGGGCGCTGACGGCGCTACAAAACCACTATGTGCGTGCGAGCCGACTGCGCGAAGTAATTACGTCACTGTTGCGTGCTGGCGACATTACGGGCCAATACAGCCTGTATGTGGACTGGCAGACGCGAGCACGCACCGTCACTGAGCGGCAGCTAGAGGAAGTGCTGACTCCTGAGGGGCTGCCGACCGGCGTGCAGATCGAGACGGAAAAGGAAGTCGAGGTTGAAGTAGGCCTGCCGGATGTGTGGGTGATCGCCGACCAAGACCTGGCGGTCATCCCGGCGACGGTGGACAACATCGACGACGCGGACGTGGTAGCCGTCACTTTGCGGGCGACGAAGTCTTGGCTGCGCGAGCGCAAGGATCAGTTCTCGCCGAAGCAATACAAGCGGGCGATGGAGCTGTTCTCCGTCTCGTCGGACCGCAAGGAGAACCCCAACCATCCCGACGACCCTAAGCGGCAGGCCAAGGAAGCCGGGGTTAAGAGCGACAAAGGCACAAAACACTTGATGCTGCATCAGGTGTGGTGCAATCTGAAAATTGACGGGGAATACACACCTTGTTACTTTGTCGCCTTCGGGCCGGACGAGTTCTTGACGATCAAGAAAAACCCGTTTTGGGGGCAACGCCCGCCCATTATTTCGGCGCCGGTCAAAAAACTGCCGGGGAGTTTTTGGGGCGTCAGCCCGATCAAGGCCGTTGCCCAGTTGCAGTATCAAGCGAACGATGCGGTCAATATGGGGATGGACGCTGCGCAGTATGCTCTTGCGCCTATCGTCATGACGAACCCAGAGCGCAACCCTCGCGTGGGGTCGATGGTGCTGGAAATGGCCGCCGTGTGGGAAACCAGCCCGCAGGACACGCAGATTTTGCAGTTCCCGAAGCTGTGGCAGGACGCTTTGCAACTGGTCGCAGCCACAAAGTCGCAGATTCAGGAGAGTTTCGGCCTCAACCCGGCCATGATGCCGATGGGTGGGTCGCCGTCACGCAAGCCGACGCAAGCCCAGGTGGCACTGGAACAGCAAGTGACGATAGAAGGGATCAGCGACGCTGTTCGCGTGCTGGAGTCGTTCATTTTGACGCCTCTGGTTGAGCGGATCTTTGAGTATGACCAGCAGTTTCGCGATAAAGACGCCAGCATTGAGCACTTTGGCGAGCTAGGCTATGAGGCAGAACTGGAGCGCGTGCCTCCGGTGCAGTGGGGAACGCGGTATCGGTTCGTGTGGAACGGCGTGCAGCGGATGCAGAACACGCAAAACGTCCAGCAAATGATCGCTGCGATGAACGTGCTGCGCGGGATTCCACCCGCACAACTCGGCGGGCGCACGCTCGACATTGGGCCGATCCTGGATGTGCTGACCGACACCGTGTTTGGCCCCAGGTTGGCAAGCCGTATTCTCAAGTCGCCGCGAGAAACGTTGAGTATCGACCCGCGCCTGGAAAACGAAATGCTGATCCAGAACATGCCGGTTGTTCCAAGCCCGATGGACAACGACGCCGAGCACATTCAGATGCACCACATGGCCGCCATGCAGACTGGCGACCCGACGCACCAGATTGCGTCGCACATTCAGCTTCACAACCGCCAGATGCAGCAGAAAGCCGCTGCCCAAGCCCCGCAAGGCGCACCAGGAATTCCTGGCGGTGCGGGGCCGGGTGTGCCGGGGACGCCACGCATTGGCGGGCAAGCAGTTGGGCCGCGCGGTGTAGCGCAGCAGCCCCCTGGTGCAGTTCACCCCGACCAGATGCACGCGCCGGGTGTTATGCCCCGGAAAATGTAATGCTTACTCAGGAGGCCGTTATGCTGCATTGACTGGCTGAGTGTTGCAATTTGTTTGGTTTGATGTAGTATTTGCGCATCATCGACTGACGTCCGTAAGACGTTGTTCGACTTGTGGCCGTAAGCACACTAGAGGTAAGCATGAACGACGATCAAGAATTTGAAGGTGGCTTGGATGAAATCGACACGGAGCAAATCACTCCCAACGGTGACGAAAATGGCGACGCACAGCAAGGCGCTGATGAGAATGCCGAAGTCGTCGGCCAAGATGGAAGTGAAGACGCCGACGCCGATGACGAAGCCATTGCCGAGGCTGCTCGCGCCGCGCAAGCGGAGCAAGTAAGCCGTTCTTCAAGAGCACAAGACCGGATTCGCCGGCAACAGGAGGAATTGCAACGCGAGCGTCAAGCACGCGAATCGGCAGAACGAGAACGTCAGCTATTGCTGCAACAGCTTGAGCAACAGCGTGCCGCGCTGGAACAGGCTCGACAGCAGCAATATCTTGAAACGCTCGACCCCGCCGAACGCCAAGCGTATTTGCTTCAGCAACGCATGGAGCAAATGCAGCGTGAGATGCAGCAACAGCAGTTCAGCCAGCAGGACATGATGGACAAGATGGCGTTTCAGCAGCGTGCGCTGCAAAACCCGATGATTGGCAAGTATGTCGATCGGGTTGAGCAGACGCTGATGCAGATGCGTGCAAAAGGCCAGACTGCCCCCCGCGAGTCGATTTTGAAATTTTTGGTCGGTGAAGATGTGCTTACCAAGGCTCCGGCGTCTATCGCCAAAGCCGCTAAAGCCGCTTCTAAGTCTACGTCCAAGCCGCTACGCGCTCGTGGCAATGCCGCCCCAGGCGCAGCGGATGAAGATGCAGATCTGGAAGAACGCCTCTCTCGGATCACCTTTTAAGGACTTTGCATCATGGCAACAAACAACGCCGCCAACTTTGCCGCAGACGTCGGTAAATATATTCAGAAAAAGACGCTGGAGTTGACTCAGCGCCAGATTGTTGTGTCTCAACTCGCGGAGCGGGTTGAGCTGCCGAAAGGCATGGGCACAACCTACTATGCGTTCCGTTACGAGCGCGTCCCCCTGCCCTACACCACCTTGTCGGAAGGCGTGCCCTCCGCTGGCGAGACGATGACGATTACGCAAGTGACCGGCACCGTGGCGCAGTGGGGCGACCTGATCCGCATCACGGACGTTGCTGAACTGA